CAAGAATAAGCAGAAGGGAAGCTACCACGAAAGGTGGTTCATCAAGTGGCTCACGCAGATCGGCATCAAAGCCAAAGCCCAGCCCCTCTCGGGAGCATTGGGAGGAGAGTATCGAGGCGACCTCAAGCTCGAACTCATGGGACACGAACTGGTAGGTGAGGTTAAGTACCGAGACCTATCTAATTTCCCCAGTCCTTTCAAGGTCTTAGAGGGAAGAGACATTGCATTCTACAAGAGGCGGACAGGTAAGCCGCAGGTAGTTGTGATAATTGAAGGCGAGATATTCGCTAAACTTATGGAGAGTAAAGATGGAAAGTCAGAACAATCAGATACTTAATTACCTAATGAAAGGTAAAACTCTTACACCAATTGAAGCGCTTCAAATGTTTGGATCGTTTAGGTTAGCAGCCAGAGTGTACGAGCTTAAAAATCTTGGGCATCCAATCGTGTCAGAGAAAATCACAGTCGCAAATGGACAGCATGTTGCATCTTACTCGATTGATTTCTCATCGCTAACAAATACTCAATAAAAAAAAGACAGTAGTGGGAGCTACTGCCTTTAGTTAGGGAGGTATTCATGGAGTCAGGCCAGTGAATTATGATCTTATAGCAGACATTGCTTTGAGTGCAATGGACAAACCATTTGCCAAGGTATTGCTTATCCAAATGGCTAAGTATTCCAACGCTCAAGGCGAATGCTTCCCATCGAGGGACACGCTGTCTAGAGATTCTCAGATACCATTAAGGTCTGTCGCTCGAAGTCTTCAATGGCTTGCTGAAGAAGGACACATCAAGGTTGTCAGCCGTGCTGGCACCTCAAATTTTTACGTCATAACCTGTATGGAGGATGAGATGACTGATGGTACCCGTGCCAAATTGGCACACGAAGTAGATAGTAATATTACTAAGCTAGATATTATTAAGAATACAACTACCCGTGCCAAATTGGCACACCCTCTAGACACACCTGCCTTCCTTTCGTTCTGGTCTACCTATCCTCGGCGCATTGGTAAGGGGGCAGCGCGTGTTGCATTCGCTAAGATGTGCAGACACGAAGATGCTAACGAGATCATCCAAGGAGCAATGGATTACTCTAAGCATTGCATCGAAGCAGGTACTGACATGCAGTTCATTCCGCACCCAGCAACATGGATTAATCAAGAGCGCTGGCATGATGAGCTTGATGCTGAGCTACCTAAGAAACAGAAGGGAGGATTCCTCGATGAGTTATGACCAACGCGCTGATCGTCTCAAGGCTTGGTTCAAAGAAGATATGCTGGTTCGTTTTTCTATGCCTAAAGACTTAGACCCGAAGACAGTTGCCCTCGATGTGATTGACTGCATCAATTCAAACCTTCCTTCCCATGTCGAGAAGGAAAAGATGGACAGGTTATTGTCCTCAGTCACTCGCGAGATCGTGCAATCTGCGCGCACTCGGACGCTGCCATCTGTTAAGGAGTTCTCGGATGTAGTCAGGAAGATAGCTCAGAGCCACGGAGCGCCCCTTACAGGGCGTTCATCACCTGTTGCCGACAGATACACTGCCGCAGCAAAGAGCATACGCCTAGGCCTCGCAATTTCAGACAGCTTTCTGAAGAGTCCATCGCGTGAAATACTAAAAGAAAAGGAGGGCATCACTGACTTAGACCTTGAACCCTACGATAAATACATGCATAACGCTGCACATAAGCAGTCATAAACAAAACAGATAGGAAATAAAATGGAACGTAAAGGATTCATCGGCGGCTCAGATTGCGTAAAGATCATGCAGGGTGAGTGGCTCAAGTTATGGCAAATCAAGACAGGTCGCGTAGAGTCAGACGATCTCAGCCGTAACATCGCAGTTCAGCTCGGCGTACACACTGAAGACTTCAATCTTAAATGGTTCGAGACTGAGTATAGCTGTGAGCTGTCCGACCATCAGGCGTCTTACTCAGAAGACATCGGCATTGTCCCAGTCAAGGGAACCATCGACGCCAAATGGAACAACGCAATCATCGAGGCCAAGCATACCAATTCTTACAACAACATGGATGCTGTCATCGAGTTCTACATGCCTCAGATTCAAACCTATATGCATCTCGCGGATGCAGACGGTGCCTATATGTCAGTGATCTTTGGTAACAATAAATGGGAAGGCACCTATGTCTCACGCAACAAAGAGTATTTCGATTCTATGTGGGCAGTGGTGTCAGACTTCTGGGGCTACGTTGTACGCGATCAAGAGCCGCTTGGTATTGACCCACCAAACATCTCGATCGACAAGATTGAGGTCGATCAAATGGTCAAGCGTGACGCCAGTTCAGACAATCACTTCATCAGTGAAGCGCATGACTACATCGAGCACGAAGAATCAGCCAAGCTATTTGAGTCTAGTAAGAAAAACTTGAAGGCAATGGTCGGCTCCAACGAGCGCGAAGTTTACTGTGATATTCTCGCAATCAAACGAGCCAAGAATGGTTCGCTACGTTTCACAACACGCAAGTAAAGGAAAACAAAATGACTGACGCAATCAAAGACCTAATCAGCGCACAGAAACAAACAGCACCGCTGATTAAGAACGCAATCAACCCGCACTTTCGCAACAAGTACGCAGACCTTGGGGCGGTGATCGAAGCATCCGTCGATGCCTTTCACAAAAATAATTTCGCAGTCTTGCAGGCCAATGGCTCTGACGAACACGGCCCTTATGTCAACACCATGCTGTGCCATACATCAGGCGTGACCTTTGAGTCCAAGGTGTACCTTGCGCTCTCTAAGCAGGACATGCAGGGTCTTGGCTCTGCCATTACCTACGCTCGACGCTATGGGTTGCTTGGTATGGCTGGCCTCGCTGCCGAAGATGACGATGGCAATGCCTCAGTCAAGAACAAGACCGCATCTGCACCAGCAAAGTTTCAGACAGACTTCTAATACTACCAACCAACCCACAACAAGGAGCCAAAAGCATGGCAGATACATACGACAACACGAACCGTGGCGCAGCATTCGCACCATTCGAAACTCAGAAGCTTATCCTTCAAGGTAAGATCAATGACAACAACGTCGAGCGCAAGACGGTGTTGATTAAAGATCAGACCCAAGCAGGCAAGACAATCATCGAGGTCTACGAAAAGATTGGTGTCTTGTTTGAGAACGACAAGAAGGGCAATGAAGCAGCGCCTGATTACACTGGTCCGTTCAATGAGGTTCGTCGCCTTGCTGCATGGCGCAAAGCAAAAGATGGCAAGCCATACATGACCTTCAATGTTTCAGACGCAAAGCCACAGCAAGCGCAGCAGACTGAGCAAACAACAGACTCAGTTACTTACGACGACATTCCATTCTAATAATAACGGGCGGGCTTAACAGCCTGCCCTAAACGGGGAAAGAAATGACAGAAGTACAAATTCAAAAGATCATCGACGCAGCAGGCATGGGTCTTACTCGCTTACAAACAATGAAACTGCTCAGCATAACAGACCACCAGTTAAGAGGAGCTATAAAGAAGTACGGATTAAGCTTTGTCTCAGGATATATCCGACCGATAAAGAAACAAGACGAACCATCAGTCAATAAGCTTAACTCAGATCACCCTTATTCTGCTGTTGATAAGAAGGCTAGAAATCTAGCTTACAAAAAACTTATGAGCAAAGCCAAGACAGTATCGGAAAAAAAAGAGATTACTTACGGCTACTGCCTGTATGAGTTTGAGTACGGAAAATTCTCAGAAAGAAAACGACCCTTCCTTCCTTGTCGCATTGCCCAGAGCGCAGGCAGCATGAAGCCAATCGGAGCAATCACGCAGAAAGATATAGTCAAACTAAAGATCAATGGAATCCTTGAGATTATTGATAAGTTAGGTGAGGCAACTTGCGCAGAAATAGCCAGACACTCTGACTTGCCACAGAAATCAATCACAAGTTATCTTCATCGCATGTTCGTAGATGCTATGATCGACAGAGAGACGATGGAAGTAGGGCTGCATCGAACCCGCGTCTACAAATATAGCATAAGAAAATAAAGGAACACGACATGACAATGATAACTATTTCCAACATGCTCGAAGCTCGAGTCGCATTCGCCATAACAGTTGATGGTGACTATGTATTCATCCCTCCTCATTTAACTAAAGGCGTAGAGGTTGGAGATAGCTTTGATGCTGTCCTTGCCACCAATCCCTCACCAGAAAAAAGACAATCAACACCTTGGATCGCAATCAAACTTGACGAGCCAACACAGGAGAAAAAATAATGGCAAACGGTATATGCGGACGCGCAAGCACAGTGGTGAACAACAAGATCATCCAGCTGGCAAATGAGGGAATGACGACTCAACAGATCGCTGACGTGGTCGGACTGAAGCAGGGAGCGGTCGGCAGTCGCATGAAACGCCTGATTGATGAAGGCAGGCTCAAGCGATTTTCAGAGCGCACTGGCAGCGTAGACACCCCGAAGGGCCGCTACGACATCCTGAAGGGCCGCTATGGGCGGCGCACTGGAGGCATGATGGACTTGCTGATGCAGCTTCCGATGGAACAGGCCGAGTGGCTGTGCCAGACAATGGCCGATGACATGACAATCGCTGAATGGTGCGCCGTTCTACTGCGCGACGTGATCGCAGATGAGATTGAGGCGGAGAAACAGAATGACTAACGAGACAAACGCAGGTGTCTTCAATAAGGGTTCATACAATACGGGTGACGGCAACACAGGCAATTACAACACAGGCGACCGCAACACAGGCAACTACAACGCAGGTTACCATAATACAGGCGGCTACAACACAGGCGAGTACAACACAGGCGACTACAACACGGGTTACTACAACACGGGTAACTATCATGTTGGCTGCTTTAACACAGTTACTGCTGGGAAGGCTTATTACTTCAACTGTTTGATTGATAAAGCTGATTGGGATAATGCAGAGAAACCAAGTTGGATTAGCCATACTTCACCAACGACTTGGGTGCCTGAGAGCAGAATGACTGCTGAAGAGAAGTCGGCCCAGCCTTCTTATAAACAGACGGGCGGTTATCTCCGAACGAATGACATGAAGTCGGAGTGGTCGAAGGCTTTTGCAGAAGCTAGTCCTGAAGATATTGAGTTGACTAAAGCACTCCCCGCTTTTGACGCTCGCGTATTCCTCGAAATTACTGGAATTGATCTTCACGACGAACCCAAATCGGCTTCGTGGGAAGGTCGAGAGATTGAGGTCGATGGTGCGACATACGTTTTGAAACTGAAGGGAGAGACAGAATGACTTGGCACTATCAACTGATGAAGCACGTCGAGAAAGACGGAGTGAAAAACTATGAGTGATGGTCTAATAGCACGGCTGCGTAACCCTGCTTTTGGGACCGAAACAACAGAACGAAACCTGATGGGTAATGCAGCCGACCGCATTGAGGA